CGCATGATCATTTCCCACTTGTTTCCCAGTGGCAGACTAGGCCTCGGCGATGCACACAGAGCGCCGGCCCCGGTCTCCTGGGGACGCCCTTGGAGGCGATGGATGGAGGCCGGGGCCGGCTTCTGTGTTCAACGAGCGTCGCCCCACGTAAAGCACGGGGACTAGTTCGCTCGTTCGGGTGGATACGCGGCTTGTGTTGCCGAGCACCTCCCCGCCCCGCTGCCTAGCCCCCAATGGGGTGCGGTGGGCCGTGGCAGCTGGGCCTATCGGCGCCCCGGGGACCTGAACCCCGCGGTGCCGAAACTCTCTCTTCAGTTGCCCGCTCGGGCGATCCTCAGCACTGGATATATCCAGCTTCCGAGGTGCCTCATAGCGTCTGACTCCACGTCATGATCGTCGGCGGGGGTGTCGATGCCGGAAGCTGCGCGCCATCGGCGTATCGCTGCCGGTATCCGTCGCCGTATCGCCGCCGGGGAATGGCGGCCGGGCGAGTCCCTGCCTTCGAGAGCCGAGCTAGCTGCCGAACTCGGCGTGCATCCACAAACGGTGCGTCTCGCATACGTTCTGTTGCGCCGTACTGGCGTCTTGGAGGGCGAGGAGCGCAAGGCGGTCTATGTGGCGCATCCTCCTGCTATGCGCACCCTCACGGACGCTGATGCCCCCTGGCCGTTCTCCAGCGAGACCACCGACACCCGCCCGCGGCCCGCCACGGAAGAGCTGGCAGAGCGGCTTGGCGTCCGCGTCGGTACGAGCCTGCGGCACGAGACGGTGGAATGCCTGGACCCGGGCGGCAGGTCGGCGATGCTCGTGTCCTCGTGGTGGCGTGGCCAGCGCCGGCCGCACATGTCGTACACGGCGGAGCTGGGCTGCGTGGAGCTCGTTGAGGAGCAGGCGCACGCGCTGGGCCTGCTGGTGGACACCACGGCCTTCCGCATCATTCGCACTCGCTTCGACCATGACGGTCGCCCCCTGGAGACTGCTGACCTGATCCTGCCGATGGATCGTTGGCTGATTCGGTTGTCACCCACTGGTAAGTGAGCGCTTTCGGACCGGGCGTGTGGGGCGCCTGGATCAGGAGTAAAGCTCAGTTTCGGCCCTGGCGGAAGGTGTCTCTTGCATATTCTTTGACTTTCCGTTTGCCATCGGTGCGTTTCTGTAACCGCTGGTCAGGCGTTGGCCAAACGTTCCTGCGTTGCCGCAGGTCACCGCAGTGAGGTGAGGCTCACCTGCGGTAATGCGGTGGCTAGAAGTACACGTGTCAGTACCGGCCAGTCGCCCCGGTTACTCACGGCCGCCTGGTGGTCCGTGTTCCCCCGCGACAGCAGCGGTGCCAGCACCTTGTGAGCGGCACGGCCGGTCCGGGCCCGGGACGCAGATCGATGTTGCCGTCACAGTGGCCGCATTCGCCGATCTGGCACGGCCCGCAGATAGTGCGCTCGTCGGCCTGCCCCGTGTTCACAGCACGCCACGCAACCCGACACGCGATTCGGCGGGGCAGACGTAGACAGGGGCTATGGCGCTGCCGCTGGGTGAGAGTCGGTCGCCGATACGTAGGGGCGGGTGGTCGCTGCTGCCGCATGGGCAGCCAGCCTCCTCCAAGGGTGCGGTCTGGCATCCGGGGCCAGGGTCCGTAGGCTCGTCCACGTCGACGCACCGCCTTGTGCTCGTCGGCCATGCCCCCGGGCCGTGACCGCGGTCGCGGGGGTCCTGTGCAATTTCACGGTACCGCCCCGACTAGCGCGATAGGTGCGATAGGGCCGATAGGCGCACTCGTCTCGCCTGGCGGGGTGAGCGGTCCTAGCGTCCGAATCATGGACTGGCAGCCGGATATCCCGAGGTGGCGGCAGGTGTACACGGTGATGGAGGAGCGAATCACTGATGGCACCTACCCGCCAGGCGGACGGCTGCCGTCGGTCGTTGACGTGTGCGCCGAGTTCGAGATCTCGCAGATGACGGCACGGAAGGTGCTGCAGAAGCTACGGGAGGCCGGCCTGGCGGCGATGCACCCAGGGGTGGGCACGTTCGTCACGGAGCTGCCCCAGCCGCCGAAGTCATAGGCGCCTGTCAGACCCCAGGGCTACGATCTCGGCATGTCCTCCACTCCCCTGCCGGCGGGCCCGGCGCGGTCTGCGGCCGAGCTGAACGCGGCGATCCGCGCGCTGTGGTCGCATCCGCAGGTGCCGCTGACCGCGGAGCAGCGGGAGGAGTACGGGCGACTGTGCGCCGAGCTGCGGCAGGTGGAGCGTGGGGACGTCATCGAGGCCGCGTGAAGGCGCCGTGACCGCCCCGCTTAGGATCCGCTCGTGGCTGACTACGACTTCCCCAACGATCTCATCGAGCTGGAACGTTCCGCCTGGGAGGCGATCCAGGCCGGGGCGTTGACCGTCGAGCGGGCGACCGCCGTGCAGGACGGCGTCACCGCCTACGCCACAGAGGCCGGGCTGTCCCGGTATGACGTCGAGATGGCACTGAAGAAGGCTGTGCGGCACGCAGCGGCGGAGGACTGACAGCAGCGCACCCCGCCCGGGGTTCCACGCTCGAACGGGGTGCAGCAAACCCGACTTGGCTTGTGTCGGATGATGCGACAAGGCTAGCGACCGCCACTGACAACGCTGAGGCGCCGCGTCGACAGCCGGTACTCGCCCACTGGCCCCTGCGGTTCACGGGCGGCAGGGAGCAGCTCGGGCGGGAGCTCGTTGCGGTGGCGGCGCATGATCTGCCGCAGCGCGCGGTCACGGGACGGGAACGGGCGGACGCTCATGCGGCCAGCCTGCCAGACGATCAGTCACCCTCCGGCCAGGTCGTCAGCATCTCGCCGGTCTCCTCGTCCGTCAGGGTGATGCGGGCGTCTGGCCTGCCCCAGTCGCCGATCCACGCCGTCACCTTCCGGCGGGCGGTCTCCTCGCTCCCCCACCAGCCGTGCTGTGCTGGGCGGCCGGCGAGCCACAGGGTGACGTGATAGCGCTCCGGGTTCACGACAGCCGGATCCCTCGCGGGCGGCCGGGCTCGCGCACGATGGCACCTTTCGTCTCCAGTTCGCGCAGCTGATAGTGCACGGAGGACCAGGACCGCAGCCCTGCCCGGTCGGCGATCTCTGCGACGGTTGGTGCCATGCCGTCGTCGACGATGGCTCGCCGGATGATGCCGAGGATCTGCTTCTGGGTGACAGTGAGGTAGTCGACGCGGTGCTTGGTCATTCCCTGATTAGAGCGCGTGTTCGATTTTTGAGGCAAGCTGGAGGAGTGACTGACCTGCCGCCCGACCTGCCGAGACTCCGCACCCTGGAGACGTGGCTCGCCCTCGCCCTCGACGAGGTACGGCGCGCCATCGTGGCGGCCGAGCAGCGGGAAGCCGAGCGGCAGCGCGGCATCGAGCGCCGGCCGCCCCCACCCGACTGGCTCCTGGAGCTCGGGCTTAACCGGGACGCGCCGCCGGTGCAGGTGCACGTCGGCGGCTGCTGGAACGCCGGGAAGCGCAGCCGCGGCATCGGTCGGGACGAGGCACTGCGGGCGCTCGCCGATGGGGTGAAGGCCTGCGGGGCGTGCCGACCGGACTCGGAGCTCGGGTTCCTCGATGGATGACGCCATGGCGTGAGCACTAATGCGTCAAATGGAGCAAATGGGTCGAATAGGTGGACTGCGGCGAGGAACACGGAACGAGCACCCCCACCTCACTGGAGGCACCATGATCATCAAGAGGATCCACGACATGGGCGTCCGCAGCGAACACGCCTACGTTGCCGCCTTCGCCAGCATCGGGTTCTCCGTCTTCACCTGGGTGACCAGCCTCAAAGCCGAGTCCGGCGGCCAAGCAGACCTCGCCCGCGCCGACCGGTGGGGCATCTTCGTCGGCGAATGGGCGCCCACCTTCTTCGGTCTCGGTCTCGCCCTCTCCCACTACGAGCAGCAAGAGGGCACCCTCACCACCAGCGTCCGTGAACTCTGGGAAGAGAAGAAGCAGGCCGCCGGCTGACCAAGCTGGCCCATCATGCCCGCCTCTGGAAGAAGGGGTGGGCTTCTCCCTGCCGGATGGCGCACGTCGGCATGCGTCGCCCACTGCGGCCCCGCACCCTGATGCCATGGCCAGCACGCAGCCCGTCGTCGTGTACCCGCCCGATGAGGACGGTGGCCGGCGCGTGCGCATCAGGGGTGAAATCGCCGGCCGCGCCTTCAGCCTCGCCGAGGTCGTCGAGTTCCTGCGCCGAGCCGGGATCGACGACGTCGACGAGGTGTGGGTGCGGCGGAGCAGTCTCATCGAATGGCGCGGTGGCGGCTTCGAGGTGTGGGAGCAGTGAGCCCGCCAGGACGGGGGGACCTGGCGGGCCGAGGTCAGTGTGGCACGACCTCCTGACAGGACGGCCACGTTCCGCGTACCGTGTTCGAGCGGCCCGCCGTGTCTTCGTGACTGTCCTTCGGGGCGAGGGGGCACCTCGGCGGGCCGCACCGATCTGGGGAGGCATCATGAGCGACGACACGGCCTGGGGCTAAGCCCCGGACAGCAGGACGCCCCCGCAGCTGGATCGCTGCGGGGGCGTTGTCGTGCTCAGAGGGTCGCGCCACTCAGGGAGTCACCTTCTTGCGGGCGTTATCGGTCGATCGGTTGAGGTGGCCGTACACGGTAGTGCGGGGTACGCCGAAGAGGTCGGCGATCTCCTGCACGGTCTTCTCTCGCTTGTCGTACAGCTCCTGTGCGAGCGCTGCCTGCTGGTCGCTGAGTTTGGGGCGTCGCCCGCCGACGCGACCGCGGGCTCGGGCGGCGGCGAGGCCGTCCATGGTGTTGGCGTGGATGAGCTCACGCTGCAGCTCTGCCATGACCCCGAGCATGCCGAACATCGCGCGACCCTCGGGTGTTGCGGTGTCGATGCCCTGCTCGATGATGTGCAGCCCGATCCCCCGCTCCTTCAATTCGGCGCCGAGGTTCACGAGATGGAGGAGCGATCGGGAGATGCGGTCGAGGCGGGTCGCCTTGAGGGTGTCCCCTTCTCGGAGCCGTTTCAGGAGGATGTCGAACTCGGGCCGGGACGCCTTGGCGCCGCTGGCGTAGTCGATGTGGATGTTCTTCTCGTCGACGCCGGCGCGGAGCAGGGCGTCGATCTGGTGGTCCGGGTTCTGGTCGGCGGTGGAGACCCGGGCGTATCCGAAGTCCATGTCGGAAACCTTACCTGCGCCTCGTTATCCGTCATAGGTTTTCGACGCGAGTTGTCGACATCAACTTCCTGCAGCGATAGGCTCGTTGACGAGATGACGGCAGACGGTCGTTTCTCGACACGACTCCGAGCACGACGAAGCGCCCCGCTCCCCTGCCGAAGCAGGAGGGCGGGGCGCGGTCGTTCACGCGGGTTCGTCGTCCGGCGGCCAGTCCGGCGCCAAGAACGGGTTGATGGCGGGCGCGGGGATCGGCTGTGGTTCGGCCTCCCCCATCTGTACGAGGCTCCGGATGTCCGCGGCCGTGTCATCCCGGCGCGGGCGGAGCGGGATCGGCGGTTCGGGCATGGGCTGCTCCTACGGGTATTGGCGGCGGTACGGGTCCATGCCGGCGGCGAGCGGTCCGGGTAGGTCGGGGTTCTGGTCTCCGCCGGTCTGGCGGCAGGTGTAGCGGGTGGAGCCGTCGCCGTCCGGGGTGCAGGTGTAGGTGGCGCCCCGGTACTCGAACGTCCAGCTCGATGGCGCTGGGCCTGGCGGTCCCTGCTCGCCCCTCTCGCCACGCTCCCCCGCGGGCCCCGGCGGTCCGGCAGGCCCCGGTTCGCCCTGCGGCCCGGGAGGTCCCGCCTCGCCGGCGGCACCATCTGCGCCCGGCGCTCCGTCAGTTCCTGGCTTCCCCGACGGGCCGGGCCCTCCCGGCTGGCCGTCTTCGCCTGCTTCCCCTGGCTGGCCTGGCGCGCCGGACGGACCAGATTGCCCTGGCTCCCCAGAGGCTCCCGGGCCACCCGACGGGCCCGGTTGTCCCGGCTCGCCGGGCTCACCCTGCTGCCCGGGAGGTCCGGTCACCGATGCGCCTGGCTCCCCCCGTGAGCCGGGCGGCCCGGCGACTGGGGTTCCGCCGAGGCGCTCCACCTGGTTGGCCAGAGCGTCCCGGGCCTCATTGGCCGTGCGCAGGTCATGGGACAGGAGCACGACTTGGATGGCGAGCCAGCCAAGAAAGGCGACGACGAGGAGGGCGGTGAGGCCGATGAGCCATTCGGCGCGCGGTAGCCGGAACGTGCGGCGCTTCTTGCGGAGGCCGGTCACTTCGCCACCACCGCCCAGATCGCGACAGCCACCGACAGCAGGCCCAGCAGTACGGGCACGATGAGCTGGTACAGGCGGGCTTGTCGCTCGCGCTCACGGCGGTCCCGCTCGTCGCGCTGGTACTGCTCGAACGCGTTCTCCAGCACCTCGTTGGCGTCCTTGGCCTTCTGGAGTTCCTGGCCCAGTTGGTTGATGCGCTGATCGGTGTAGGCGGACTGGAGGGCGTACACCTCGGTCGAGACGACTTTGTCGAGGCGGGCGTTGATGCCCTGCCCCATCGCCTGGACCTCTTGGCGCAGGGCCGCGACCGCGCGCCCGAGTTCGCCGACGCTCAGCTCGTCGGGCACGTGCTACTCCTGTCAGGCTGCCTTCACGAGGCTGGACTGCTCGATGCGCAGGGCGGCGATCGGTGCGGTCACCTGCGGGCGGACGATGAAGAGGGCGACGAGGCCCTCGATGACGAGCATCCAGTTCGCCTGCTGCTCAGCACTCATGTTGAGGCCGAACGCCAGGTACAGAGCGATCGCCGCATGGCCGACGTTGACGAGCGCGGCGAACGCGGCGCCGGTCTTCAGGACGAACGCCTCGGCGACCGCAACGACGCAGGACAGGAACACCATGATGGCGGCCTGCAGTTCGGCGGATACGTCGAGCCCGTAGGCGGAGCTGAGCTTGAGGGCGACGGCGATGAACGCGAGGATCGTCACCGGCTCCCTGCCGAAGATCTTCATGTCGGATCCGTTCTCTGGTTGGGGTCAGCCGACGACGTCGAAGCCGTAGCGATCGCCGAGGCGTTCGAGGCTGGTCTTGCCGGGGATGCCGTCGGCGTCCTTGCCGCGGTAGCCGAGCTTGTTCTGCCACTTGGCGTAGGCGGCGATGGTGGTGGTGCCGTAGTGGCCGTCGCTGTACCGCTTGGCCAGCAGCCCGGCGTCGACGAGCGCGGCTTCGACGGTGCGCACGCCGCTGTAGGTGACGGGCGTGCCCTTCGCGGCCGGGTTGGACCTGGCCGCGGCGACGAGCTTCGACAGGTCGACGACCGGCCGGGCCGGCTTCGGCAGCGGCTTCGGGGCGGGGGGCTTCGGCGTGGAGGGTGTCGTACCGGCGAGCCGTCGGGCGACGCGGTCGAGGATGTCGTCCCAGTCCATGCCGGGCCCGCGCGGGTCGACCTTGCCGGGCTGCCAGTCGAGGTGCCGTATCGCCGAGCGGGCCGTCCAGTCGTGCTGGCGGCACAGGGCGGTGATGACACGGACGATGGCCTCGATCTGGGCAGGCGGCCACGGGTCCTTACCGTCGCCCATGTTCTCGCACTCGAAACCGTAGAAGTGCCGGTTTCCGTCGACGGTGGCCTCGTTGTCGGCGGGCGGCTGGCGTTCGGCGATGACCGCTGCCAGAACATCCGAGTCGCCGAGGCCGGCGTGGTTGGCGCGGCCGTAGCCGACGAGATGAACCTTGCCGTCCTTGGTGATGACGCCGTGGCATAGCGGGCCGGGCAACGTGCTGTGCCCCTTGCGGCAGAGCTCGACCGTGGTGGTGGCGCCGCGGGTGACGGTGTGGTGGATCATTACGCCGTTCACCGGGCCCCACGGCCCCTTACTGTTGCGGTTGTGGGTCTCCCAGGTGCCGACCTCGACGACGTCGATGCCCTCGTCGCGCAAGGAGTTGAGGAAGTCGACGGCGGACATGGGTGGTGCCACGGCGGGCCCCTCTCTGGGCATGAAGAAGGCCCCGGCCAGGGGCGCGGGGCGTGGGTGCGTGGACGGTTAGCTGACGTAGCCGTAGGCGAGGATGGCCGATCCGGCGAAGGCGCCGGCCGTGTAGGCGCCGCTGGTGACTGTCGGCGCGGTGGTGAGGCCGCTGCTGGTGGCACCGAGGCCCGGTGAGGCTGTGCCGCCGGTGATCAGGCGGCCCTCGCCGATGATGCTGGGCGGTGTCGTAGCGGCGACCATGAAGCCCAGGTAATGCAGGCCGGTGTAGGTCGTCGTGTACGACGTGGCCGCGCCTGCGGTCGTCTGCGCGATGGCCAAGGTCTTGGTCGTGTTCGCCGCCCATGCGGTCGTCGTCTGGTCGGCGGTCCGGGCCAGCGCCACGCGGGAGCTGTTGTGCAGCGTGAACCAGTAGTTCGTCGGGCTGGTGGCCGCGGTGTTGCCGGACGTGAAGCAGATGCTCGAGACAACGAGGCCTTTGGGCAGCCAGATCGGGCACAGGTACAGCCAGCCGCTGGACGGCGACGACTCCGTGCCGCAGCGCAGCCGTGACGTCGTCTCGTACCGGCTGGCCGGCGACATGGCCGCCTCAAGCGCGGGGACGGGGGTCAGGTCCCCGTCCACGACGTTCGACCCTGGCAGGGCAGTCATGCCGCCGGGGCCGGTAATGGGCGCCGCGGTGGACACGCTCATGGCCGTGGACGCTGACCAGTTGTTGCCGGAGAAGTCGTTGTTCGTGACCATGCAGCCGGTCGCTGAGGCCGCCATCGACAGGGCGCTGGTGGCCGCGCCGGACGCCTTGCGGACCTTGTTGCCAACGACCAGGCACCCGGTGGCGTTCGTCGACAGGCGGATGCCCGCCGACGCCGGCGCGGTGATGTTGTTGCCGGAGATGACCGCGTCGGTGCTGTTCGTGGAGTCCGTGCCCTGGCCGACGAACACGCCGAAGTTCAGGCTGGTGCCGTCCACGGTGTTCCCGGCGACGGTGGCACCGACCGTGCCGGAGATGTTTAGGGCGTTGGAGCCGACCGAACGGCAGGTGTTGCCGGTCAGGGTCGCGCCGTCGCTGCAGTGGGCGTAGATGCCGGTGGACGTGGTCGACTCCACCCGGTTGCCGGTGATGTTCGGGGCCTGGCAGTGCTCGGCGTGGATGCCGTTGCCGGTCACCGACTTCACGACGTTGCCGGAGATGACGACACCCGGGTACTTGTACGCCGCGAACGAGAGGACGCGGATCCCGGAGTCCTCGCCCGCCCCCTCGATGACGTTGTCCGAGATGTTCATCCCGGTCGGTGCGACGGACGTGGTCGCCGGGTCGGTCAGGGTGGCCAGGATGCCGGACTTGCCCGTGCCCGTGATCACGTTCCGGGCGAGGATCGCGCGCTTCCAGCCGTAGGGATGGATGCCCTCCTGCAGCGTGCCGTCGATGCGGTTGTCGAGGACCTGGATGTTGTCGTAAGTGATCCCGGCGACCAGCGTGTGGGAGCCGACGGCTCGGCCGAACGCACCGAGGCGGGTGGACGGTCCGAAGTAGCAGCCGCTGACGAGAATGTTGCGGGCCGGGGTGTTGTCGAAGTCGCCGATGCTGCTGGATCCGGACTTGGTGATGTCGATCTGGACGGCCTCGGAGAAGCCGCGGGTGGAGCCGGAGCTGTTGTCCTTGAAGCCGAGGAAGCGGCAGTTCAGGGCGCGGCCGCCGTCACAGCCGTTGAACTCCAGGGCGTGCGCGGTACTGACGTTGGTCAGGGTCGCGTCGCGCACGGTGATGTCCTGGCAGTGGACGAAGTTCATGACGTTCGTCTCGGACGTGACACTGCCGACGCCAGCGTGGGCGGCGTTGCCGTCCCAGGTGCCGCCCAGGACGCGGATGCGGGAGCGGCCGGTGTACCCGGCGAACAGGTCCGTGGACAGGAAGTTCCGTAGGAGGCCGCTGTTGCCGATGGCCTTCAGGGTCGCGCCGTAGGCCCAGATCGTGGTGTCGGCGTAGACGACCAGGAAGGTAGAGATTCCGTAGGTGCGCCCGGGCGGGATGAAGACGATGCCGCCGCCGGCGTCCCGCGCGGCGTTCAGCTGAGCCTGGATGGCGGCCCGGTCGTCGGTCGTGCCGTCTCCCACGGCGTCGGTGACGGCGAACCACTGGACGGCCGACTGGTCGTTCAGGTTCGGGGCGCTGATCGGGGAATCGAAGGTGACCGGCCCGGCCACGGTCTGCGGGTCGGGTGTCTCCTTGTCCAGCTTGGCGGACGCCTCCTCCTGTGCCGCCTGTGCTGCGTCCAGGGCCCCGGCTGCTACCTCGCGGGCCGCCTGATACCAGCGGACGGGCTGCCCGCCAGCGTCGAGGTACTCGTATTCGATCTCGGTGACGTCCTGCGCCTTGAAGGTTCGGATCGCCCCGGGTTGCGAGGAGGAGGATCCGTTGCTCCGCAACTGACTGATGGGCGTGATGCCGTCGGCCTCGAAGAGGGCGCTGACGACGGCGCCGGTGCCAGCCACCTTGACCTGCAGGGGATAGTTGGTGACGACGTTGCCGGCCGCGTCGGTGAGGACGTCTGCGGGGGTGCCGCCGAAGGTGTAGAGGGGCATGCCGTCCTCTCAGTCGAGCCAGTAGTAGCCGCTGATGTCGATCCACATCAGGCCGGCGGTGCCACCGTCCTGCTGACCGTCCTGGGACCAGCCGATGACGGAGCCGCGTCCGCCGAGGGCGTTGGCGTCCTGATCCGGGCTGTAGACCTCGAGGCGGCAGGCGCCCACCATCGCGTCGCCCGTCATGGAGGACGGCGCGGCGTACCGGGCAATTTGCTCGGGGATCATCGACGTGGGGACAGTCGCCAGCTTCACGCCGTTGGCGGAGATCAGCTGACCGTCGGTGCGCTGGATCGTGCCACGAAGATGAACCTGCCCGTTGTAGATGCGCCCCTCAGCCACGGTCTGCCCGGACTCGTATCCGGTAGCGAGGGTGAGGGGCTGCCACTCCTGCAGCGGCTCCCAGAGCGTCGCCCACACGTTACTTGTGGACGTTTTCACCCAGGTTGTTCCGTTGGCGGCGACGGCGACGGTCCATACGGGGGCGGCGGAGAACCGGGTGTTGCGGTCGGCGAGGTCGGTGACGTGCTGCCACAGGTGCGGGTCGATGGCCTCGGCGAGTTCGGCGAGATGGCCGGGGACGGTGGGGCCGTCGCCTCCGCCGGGAATGGGCAGTTCGGCGTAGCCGATGGTCGCCACGGGGCCTCCTAGGAGAACGTAATGGTGATTCGACCGCCGGTGACGGCCATGTAGTCGCTGCTGCCGGAGGCGTAGATGGCCAGCCCCTTGGCGGCGCCGGACGCCAGCGCGGTGGCCCAGGACTTCGGAAGCGTTGCCGTGCCCTTCGCCCCAACCGAGAGGCGCAACAGATCCTCGGGGCCGTCACCGAGGTTCAGCTGGCCCGAGGGGGGTGAGGAGTGGTTGTGCAGGTACAGGTGCATGGGCCTCTTCGCGTTGACGCCGGCACCGGACTTGCGAGCGAACGCGACAGTCATCTTTGCGACGGTCTTGCCAGCGCAGGCATTCTGGATGGCGGAGCCGTAGAACCAGCCGCCCCTTCTGTTGCCCCTGCCCGTCCAGTCGCCCTGCGTCGGCGCGGAGGCGTACTCGTCGGGCCGCCCGCCCCGCCAGGTACCGGAGTCGCTCGGGCTGACCGTGACAGGCTTCGGCGACGGGACCGCCGGAGTGTCCGGTGACGGGTCGGACGCATCAGCGACCTGGAAGTACACCTCCAGGCGGCCGTCCACCTTGCGGACGTAGACCGCGGAGGCGGCCTGCCAGCCCGAGCCGGCAGGGACTCCGGTGCCGTAGGTGGCCGCGCGGACCACCTGCACGTCGCGGGCCGCCTGCTCGGCGATCTCCTCAATGCGGTCCTGCTCAGTGTCGGCCGGGTCCTCGCCGAGCCGCCACAGCACCACCGGTACCGACGACATGCGCACCGCGACCCAGTCCCCCGCGGCCCGGTCCCGGTAGGAGGTCGGGCATGCGACCTCCAGCAGCAGGGATCCGTCGCCGAGTTGCAGGTTGACGCGGCCGGACTCGGTGACGTCGGCGACCTGCGCGGAGACGACGTCACCGGCGTTCTTGGCGCCTTGAGTAAGGAGGCCGGCCAGCAGGTCCACGGATGCGGTCACGTCACCCTCCTCGTGCTGGTGCGGGTCTTGCACGACATGGAGGCTGCGCCGAGCGTGTACGACAGGGAGTCGATGATGTGCCGCTCCCATACGCCCGGTGCGGTCTCGACCTCGACGAGGTCGCCCGCCTCCAGCGCGGGGTTGCAGACCGAGGTGAAGGACAGGCTGGCCTGCACGCCGAGGGAGTCAGCGAGTTTCGCCTGAGCGACCTCGAGGGCCTGGCCGTATGAGGTGATCAGCGGCGAGGCGTACTTCTGCACGCGCAGCCGCACACCGTTCAGTCCCAGCCTTTGTGGTGCCAGCGAGTCACCGATCGGGTCGGGGCCTGCGTAGGTGATCGAGTTGGGGTCGTCGTCCCACGCGAATGCGGGGCCGACGGCCGGTGAGCCGTCGCCGCCGTCACCGGAAACCACCCACAGGTTGGCGAGCCCATCACGGGCCTGCTCGGGCTGCGGCTCCACCAGGGCGCCGCCGAGACCGCGGCCGATGCGCCACACCACCGGATCGTCCAGGGTGGGCACGGGTCCGATGGTGACGACGCCGCGGGCATCAACCCAGATCTCCCCCGCCAGCGCGGCGGCGATTCCGGTGTTCGTGCCGGTCGAGTCGGTGCCGGACGACAGGATGGCCCAGCGGTCGTCGGTGGCGACGATCTGCGGCACCTGGGTGCTGGCGTCGACACCGTCCCGCCATGCCACGGGCACGCCCGGCAGCGCCTCCGCTACCAGTTCCTCGACGAGATCTTTCGCCTGCCCAGGACCGACGGTGCGAGCGACGGGAAGGGACGCGGAGCGCAGGTCGTCCTCGAGGCCGTCGAGCTCCAGAGTGATGGAGCCGGAGCGGTTCCGGCGGGTGCGGGTGACCGTGTACCGGCCGGCCGGGAACCAGATCGGGTCCTGACGTGGCAGCTGTACGCCCTGCCGCAGGCGCACATTGGTGGCCATCGAGTTGACGCCGTCCCGACCTTCGCTCACCCCCACCACGTCGGCGGAGGCCGTGTAGCGGGTCTCCGCGGTGCGGTCCGCGGTGACGGACGCTGAGCCTGCGACCAGGCCGCACGGATTCCAGGTGGTGCCGCCGTCATTGGACCACTCGGCGAAGTAGGGCCGGCCGATCGCCTGCGGCAGGGCCGCGAGGACCACTGCGCTGATCGGCATCATGCGAAGACGCCGTTCGTGGCCAGCGCCAGGTAGCTGCCGAACGTGGACTCGACAGCGCTGTAACTGGCGTACTGGGCGGCCACGTGATCGTAGGACCAGCTGGGCAGTCGCAGAGGCTGGCCGGTGGTGCCGGGGCGCTCCACCTCGCGCACGGCGGCGGTGAAGGTGCGGGCTCCGTCTGGGGTGGTGTCCACGCTCTCTGCGGGGGTGGCGAACAGTACGAACTGGTCCGGGCGTCGGTTGGCGGATCGGGTCTGGATGAGCCGCACGCCGGGCGTGGTCAGCAGGGTACGCAGGGCTTCGATCTGGTCGCCCTGGGCGTCGATGCTGATGTCGGATCCGGCGGAGGCGTACACGTCCTGCGAGGTTGCGGCATACGGCGAGCCGGCCACGTCGGCGGTGTCGATGCGGGACTCCCACTGAAGCTGCGGCCAGGCTGTGACGGTGACCCGTGCGGACAGGCCCGGATCGTCGACGCTCTTGATCCACACGTCGGCCGGAACCTCGGGCTCGGGGACGGTCACGGCGAGGGATGAGACGGGGCCGTCGCTGCCGTCCGCGAGGATCGCTGTAGCGGTGTAGACGACGGCGACGCCGAGGGGCGCTTCGTGGTCGTAGGCGGCGCCGACGCCCTCGATGGCCCAGGCGGTGTCGGCGGAGCGCACGGGCACGGCCGCCTTGCCCGGGTCGGTGCGCGTGATGCGTACCTTGCGGACGTCGGCGGCGCCTGTGTAGGGGGTGCCGGCCGTGTAGTCGACGGCCAGCACCACCCCGGCGTACAGCGTGTCGACGGATGCTTTGAACCAGCCGTCCGGCGAGATGACGGGGGTGGGTGGGGTGATGTGAGGCGCCGACGGGTCCACGATCATGGGCATTCGGCGCCTCCTATCCTCGGGCCTTCACGGTGCGGCGCAGTGCGGTCATGGCGACATCGACTCGGCCGTCTGCGACCTCTTCCAGGAACGCATCGAACTCGCGGTCCCGGACGACGAGCCGAACCTTGCGGGGTAGCGCACCACCTGAAGCGGCGAATCCAGCGCCTGTCGATGCGGCCGGCTCCATCCCGGGCACGGCGGCGTCCGCTACGCGGGCGGCAGCCGCGGCCACTTTGCTGGCCGTGTTGTCCAGGCCGACACCGACACCGGCGCCGGTCATCTCGCCGAGCCACTGGGTGACCCGCGACGGAGACTTGATCTTCAGCTTCTTCTTGATGCTGGAGACCAGACCGCCGGCAAGCTTGTTCATCGCCGCCTGGAGTTCCTTCTCCTGCGACACCAGGCCGGTCAGGAACCCCTTCGATGCGTTCTTGCCCGCGTCGTACATGGCGTCGGCCATGGTGCGGCCGTAGCCGGTCGACAGGGCCGCACCCGACTTGGCGAGCTTGTTGAGCTGCGCCAGCTGATCCTTGTTCGCGCTCGCCACGAGGGTGGCCAGCGTGCTGTCCGGGCCCATCGCCACCAGCTGGCTGATCAGATCCCGGTTCAGACCCCGCTTGGACAGCCCGGCGATCGTGCCCTGGAACGCCTTGACCGTGGACTGCCGCTGCTGCATCCCCATGATGAGGTCGGCGACCGAGCCAGCGCTCGACTCGTTGGACAGGCCCATGAAGTCGGCAGCGGTCTTCGCTTGGTCGGTCGCCGCTGACCTGGCCGCCTCAAGGCGCGCGTCGACCGAGTCGCGTTGCTTGGCCAAGGACTGGAGCTTCGCGGACGCCTTGCTGCTCGACGTCGCCAGCGCCTTGCCCGCCCCGCCCGCAGCCTTCAAGTCCTTCGTCAGTTCGTCGAAGGCCTTCTTGATGTCGGCCGCCGAGCCGGTGAGGGACTTCGTCACCGCGGTGAGGTCGCCGGGGACCTGCTTGCGGGCTGCGGTACGCAGCTTGGCGCTGCTGGTGCCCTTGGCGTAGCCGGGCAGGGCACCCATGGTGGAGGCGAACTTCAGCGAGTCGCGGTGGTTGAGGACCTCTTCGCCGCCGCCGAAACGGACCAGTTCGGGGCCGAGTTCGCCGACCCAGGCCCAGCCCGAGGTGGCTCCCCGGGTGCCCTTGGAGTAGCCCTTGAGGCCATACCAGTCGGTGAACAGGCTGTCGTTGTAGCCGCGCGCCCCGGCGCCGACGACCACGCCGTCGCCGCCCCTGGACTCAACGTTCGTCCCGTTGAGAGTGCCCGCGGTGTGGCCCACGCCGCTGTTGGTGATGCCGACCATAAACGGAGAGCGTGCGCCGCGCACCCAGCCGGAGGGTGCGGTGGCGCCAGAGAAGGCGCCGGTGGCCCACCGCCGCGAGTAGGGCTTGAGGCCGCGGATGATGTTCTCGATGGCGCTCATGAAGCCGGAGCAGTCGTAGCCCTTGGGCCCGACACCGCCCCAGATGTAGGGCTTGCCCGCCTGAGAGCGGGCGAAGTTGAGCGCGGACTTGAAGCCCTTGCCCCCGATGCCGAGGGCCTCCATCTTCTTGTCCGCCTTGCCAGAAAAGTCGAAGATCGCCGACAGCATCTTCTTTGGGATGCCGGTGACCATGTCCTTGTATACCGACGCCGACCCGGCGATCTTGTTGATCAGCGGCTTGACGATGCCGTTCATCCCGGCGAGCGCGGACGCCTTGATGCCGTCCTTCAGCCAGTCCGCTCCAGACTTGGCCAGGTCGATGCCCTTCGAGGCCGCGGACTTCACCCAGCCGAAGATGCCTCCGTCCGCGAATGCGGGCAGGCCGAGGGCACGCTGCACGCCGGCGACACCGCCGGATCGTGCAGCCGAGTTCATGAGGTTGACATAGCCGGGGCCGACCGCGCGGGTCCACTCCGGGCGCATGACAGCCTCACCCCCGGACAGAGCCGCCAAGTGCACGTCCCGGCCCGGGGTGTAACCAGGCAGTACGCCACCCGTGGCGAAGCCCTTGATGGGGTCGAGGGTGGGGGCGCCGAAGACGTCCGCCACCTTGTTCCACACCTTGACGATGCCGCCGTTGTAGACGGTGTCGATGATGAACTTCACGGGCGTCTTGGCGATGCCCTTGACCTTGTCCCAGGCCAGCTTGATGCCCTTGCGAGCCACATCGAACGCGGCAGCGACCCGGCCGGTCGCAGCCTTGATCCGGTCGAAGACGGGTCGGATGCCGGACTCCCAGACGGTGGAGATCACCGCACGGATGCCGGCGAACGCGGGCTTCACGCCGTTGTTCCACAGCCACTTGAAGACGCCGCCGACGGCCTTCAGTCCAGCCATGAGGTAGCCGAAGGTGACCTTCACGCCGGTCCAGAGGATCTGCAGGCCTGATTTGATCCAGCCGATGACCGGCTTAACGGCATTGCTGTAGAGCCATTTGAACCATCCGCCGACGACCCTCAGCCCCGCCATGAAGTACCCGAAGACGACCTTCACACCTGCCCAGAGGAGCTGCAGGCCAGCCTTAATCGACCCGATGACGGGGCTGATCGCGTTCTTCCACAGCCAGGAGAAGACCGCCCCCAGCAGTTTCACCGCCAGGTAGATCGGCCCGAACACCACGATGGTCAGGATCGTCAGCAGGATGCGAGCCGCAGTGCTGATGAACCCGAACACCGGCTTGATGACCGTGTTCCACAACCAGGTGAACGCAGCCCCGACAGCAGACAGGGCTACCTTGATGCCCTCGAAGGTGGGCTTGAGGACGCTGTTCCAGACGTAGAGGGCCGCGGCCTGGATACCCTGCCAGGCAGCCATCACGACTGCACGGAAGGTCTCCGACTTCTTCCACGCCAAGAACAGGGCCGCACCGAGCGCCACCAGGGCAATCACGATCAGCGTGATGGGATTGAGCGCCATGATGGAGTTCAGCAAGGCCTGCGCAGCGGCGAAGCCCTGCGTCACAGCAGTACCCGCCAGGATCGCGCCCCGGTAGACCGCGAACACGGCGGTGACGAGGCCCGTGGCAATGGCCTGCGCATTCAGCGCGATGGTCAGGCCTCCCACGAGCAGGGCGGCGGGGACCAGCCACGCGCCCCACTCCTGGAACCAGCGGCCCACCGCGCCGGCAGCTTCACCCACCCACGTCAGTGCATCGTCCAGGTTCCGCAGAGCCGGAAGCACCACCGCACTGACGACGTCACCCACCGCGCCCATCAGTTGCCGCTGCAGCACCTTCAGCTCGGTGGCGGTGTTGCCGCGGATGGTGTCGCCGACCTTCTTCGCCGCCCCGCCCACCTTGCCCAGGTCGTCGGCGGCCTTCGACGGATCCATGGCGAGAAGACTCGCCCCAAGATCCTCGGCCTGGGTGCCGAATAGCTGGACGGCGATCTGGCTCTGCTTGACCGGGTCCTTGACGTTGCGCAGCTTGTCGAGGGTCAAGTCCAGGACGCCGTTGGCCGTCTTGCCGCCCTTGGCGAACTTGGCTGCCATGCTGTCGGCGTTCAGGCCGAGGGCCTTAAACCCGTCGACGGTGGACTCCGAGCCGTCGACGGCCCTGATCGAGAATTCCTTGATGGCGTCCGCGGCCACGTCCGAGTCGCGCGCCCCCGCGCGGATCGCCTGGTTGAGAAGTCCGACAGCGGTTGCGCCGTCCAGGCCCGCCTTGCGGAACTGAGTGCTGTACTCGTTGACGGTGTCCATGAAGTCGCCCGCCTTGTCGGCGGACGACTGCAGGCCCTTGGTCAGCAGATCCAGGGCGGCCGGGGCATCCTTCGCCAGTCCGGTACGGATCAGCTGCGTGGCCGCGTTGGTAGTGCCCACCAAATCCTGGTCGAACGTGGAGGCCAGGTCGGCGACCTTCGTGGTGATCGACTCGATCGACTTGGTGGTGGCCTTCTCATCGATCAGACCCGACCCCATGACGGCCCGCACCGCGGCGGCGCCATCCTCGAAGGAGTCGACGACCGCCGTCGAGTACAGATCACCGGCCACCTTCCCGGCCTGCTTGGCGCCCTTCCCCGACAGGCCGAGCTGAGCGGACAGGCGGTCACCCATCCGCTCCTTCTCCACCGCCGAGACCGTGGACGCAACGAGGATCGCGCCCGCCGCGGCGCCAGCCGCCGCGAGCCCGACCTTCCACGCATCCGCGAAGCGGCGGCCCGTCTGCTGGCCCGCCTGGTCGCCCGCATCCCCGGCCGGGCCGGTCAACTGGCGGCGGATCTCGTCCGAGATGCCCCGGACACTGGGGATGATCTGGATCGTTGCGTATCCGACGGAAGGCATGCGCACCTCCCGTCAGGTGATCTCTCCGGATGCCAGGGCCCGCTTGCGTTCCGCCGCCCGGCGCAGCGCCCGCTGCCGGGCCTCCTGCCGCTCCGGGCTGGACTTGTCCGTCCGCTTCACCTTGCCGCCCACGCCAGGGCGGGGAAACGGCTTCGGGGCGGGCTTCTGCTTTCCCTTCGGGACGCCTTCCTGCGAGCGCTGCCAGTTCGCCGCGCGCAGTTCGTCGATGACGACGGCGGTGAGGTGTTCTTGCAGGCCCCAGATGCTCTCGTCGTCGCCCAGGGCGAGCCGGGTGCGGGCGTCCGGGGGTAGCTGGCGGATGTAGCCGCCGAGCTCCCGCCACGTCAACAGACGCCGCCCCTGGACGTCTCGCGCGAACAGGTCGGACAGGCGGATGCCGTAGTGGTGGCGCAGGTCGGCTTGGACTGCCTCGCCGTGCTCCCTCAGGAGTCGGACGAGGCTTCGGATTCCCCCTCGCCCACACCGCAGTGCTGCTTGTAGGCGTCAAAGAGGGCCTTCAGCTTGTACTGCGGCAGGCGGATCTTGCGGAACTCGGCCCAGTCCTTCTCGCCGAGCGCGGCCTTGAACACTCCGACCGTGGCGGCGATGTCTCCGCCCTCGGCGGCTTCGATCAGACCCCACACGTCGAGGTCTTCCATGTGGGCGAACTCCCACCGGCGGCCCTTCCAGTTCACCCGCCACGGGGTGAGGTCGACCTCGGCCTGCACGGCGTCAAGGTTGAAGTCGAAAGGCCGGTCGTCGGAGGCCTGGCTCTTGGTCGCGGTTCGGGTGGTCATCGCGGTTCCTCTCGCGGTTCGGGCTTGATGATCTGGACGGCTTCGGCGATCAGCGTCAGGCGGACGGTGCTCAGACCGTCGGGGTTGAGTGCGATCTCCATGGGCTGCTTGGCCACCAGCCACGGGAAGGGTTCGCCGTCTACGAGGATGGCGCCGCCCGGCTGGACGACGATCTCTTTCGCCACCTGCGGCTCCGGCTGCGCGCCGGGGTCTGATGCAGCCTGCTCCTGCAGGAGCGCGGCCACGACGCGACCGCGCATCTGGCGCGGGAGTTCCTCGCCGTCCGGGATGAGGCCGAGCTGCACCGCCTTGGCGGTGATGTCGGCGTCGGTGTACTTGATGTGCATGTCGCGGTTCCTTCCGCAGGTTGCGGGATGGGCACCGGGGGCGCGGCCGAACCGCGACGAACTACCGCGCCCCCGGCGATTAGGCGGTCACCGTGACGGCGCAGGTGTCGGACTGACCCTCGTAGGTGGCGGTGACCGTCGCCGACCCGGGGTCGACGGCGGTGACGAAGCCGGCCGAGACGGTGGCGTCGGCGGGCGCGGAGGACGCCCAGTTCGCCTGCGCCGTAACGTCGGCGGTTGTGGCGTCGTCGTAGGTGGCGGTCGCGGTCAGCGCGCCGATGTCGCCGTCCGCCAGGGTCAGCGTCGACGGGGTCACCGACAGGCTCGTCAGGGTCGGGGTGGTCTGCCGGTTGAACAGGACACCCGCGCCAGTGGGGTAGATGGTGGCGGCGAACGTCATGGACTCAAGGTCCGCTTCGTTCTCCCCGTGGTCGCCGTCGAGGGACACCTCGGCGTAGTTCGCGGAGATCAGGCGGCGGACTTTGTCGCCCTCACGGGTTTCGAACGCGACCAGCACTTTCGCCGGACGGGGTACGACGATCTGCGTCGCCGACGATCCAGGCCACAGCAGGCTGTAGGTGGTGGCGTTGTCCTCCAGCGCGGTGAAGCTCTTGGTGAGCTTGAAGTGGTTGCGGGAGGTGCGGACGAGGATGCCGCCCCAGGCGAACTTGTCGTCGGTGTCCTCGTCGCGGGACTCGGGGAATCCCTCGTCGCCGTCGAGGAGACCGACCAGATCCCAGTCGGGACCGAAGGGGGTGCCCGCGTTTGCGGGCAGGGTCGCGGACAAGTTGGTGGAGATGTAGACGTCCGCGTCCGTCCACAGATTTGCCTTCAGCGGGTCGCCGGCCACGGCGTCCTCCTCATCTCGGTACAGGGGGTAGTCGTCGCGGTTCAACAGCAGCGGTTACGCCGTGAGCGGCTGCGGTTTCACATTGGCGATCGCCGTGAAAGTCGACAGATCGACGCCGGACTCGTCATCTGTGGCGGGCAGCGGCCCCGTCCCTGGACGGAAGCCGCGAATGATCGGACCCGAGTGCACCAGCCACAGGCCCTGGCACAGCATGGCCAAGTCGTGCGCTTGGTCGGCATCGTGGTGCCAGACGGTGCAGCGCAGCGTACAGCGGGCGTTGGCCATGGACGGATGAGGCAGGTCGGAGTCCTTGCGGACCAGAACGAACGGCAGCTGTGGATCCTCAGGCGAGCGGATCGTGGGCACCCTCGTGCCGACGGTGACCTCGGCCGCGAACGGCTCCGGCCGCCCAGCCAGAGCCGTCCGCAGCACCCCCGCACCCGCGGCCTGTACGTCCCCGAACACCACCAGCGGCTTCACCGCTGCCACGCCTTCACCTCAAGGCTGGCAAAGCCGGCGGCGCGGGTCAGGATCCCGTCCCGGGCCTGCCAGGCCATGGCCTGCACGTCCGCCACGACCACCGTCGCGGCGCCGCGGTCCGTGGTGTAGCCGCGCACCTCGACCGTCGTGCCCGCCGGAACCAGAGCGCGGACGTTGCCTGCGACTTCGTCGGCGATGCCGTCGATGAGGTCGCGCACTTCCGAACCGCGGAGGATCTCCCGCACTCCGGCCGTGTCGAGCTCGAACTTCTCCAGCACGGCGGCCTCCTATCCGGTGGCGCGCACCATGACGAACTCGATGTGGTGGACGCCGTCGGTGAACAGCTCGGGCCAGACGGCCACTTCCCCGTTCACCTCGTAGAGCTGGCCGCGCCAGTCGATGCGGTCGGTGGCCTTGATGTCGGGGCTGGTGCCCTCGGCGGACTGCACCCGGTAGCCGGTGATGACCGCGTCGCGCTGCTCGTCGGCGTCCTCGGTCTGGTTGTTGGGCTGGATGTTCAGGCCGGTCACGGTCAACCGGCTGACCGCGGCGGGCGACCAGTCCGGGACCTTGTTGCCGCCCCGGTCGGTCTTCTCGCCCGCGCGTACACGTACCGCACTCTGGTTGAACATCACGGCCGGTCACCCCGGTTGAGCTGGTAGCGCTCCACTGCGGCCGTCCACTGTGCGGTCACACCTATCGCCGCCTGCGTGCCGAACGTCACCGACTGCCCGCCGACCGTCTTGGTCTGCACGCCCGGTTCGATACGGAACAGAGCACGCGCCTGGTCGATGACGACCTCCTGGATGTCCTCCGGCACGACCGTGAAGCCGTGGTCGTAGGAGCCGCGGATGCAGCGCAGCCGGTCCGGCCAGCAGGCGGTCAGGCGACGCAGGAACCCGTCCGCGGACCAGTCGAAGTCGGCCCCTTCCACCAGGACCGCGCCGTCCAGGGTGACCGAGGTGACGGCCAGGACCGGGGCGGCCGGCAGCAGCACCGACTCGCTGCCGTTGCCATCCAGGGTGAAGGCGTCGCCAGCAACCAGCGACACCGGGTGCCGCACGGCCCCGCGGAACCGGCGGGAGGCCGCATTCAGTGCCCACAGCAGCTTTGCGTTGTCTGCCGCGACCCCGAGCGATGCGGCCAGTTCTGCCGGGTCGGCCAGAGGCTCAGCCATCGCCCTTGTCGGACGATGCGGTGCGGGCCTTGTTGCGCGTGGTTCGGGACTTCGACGGCGTCTCGGCCTCGGCCGGCTTGTCCGCGGCCTCCGTCTCGCTCTCCTGCTCAGGTGCGTCGAGGACGCCGAGCCGCTTGGCGTCGTCCTCGTTCAGCTTCATCGTGGTCACGGCGCCGGACGGCGTGGTGACCTCGTACTTCTTCAGCGGTCCGCCCACGGCGGCCACCTCCATTCGTTCGTCGACGGGGATGGAGTCCGAGGCCGTGCCGCATGCGGCGTGAGCGGCGCCGCACATCGGGCAGCGGCCCCGGATCGTCCGTGAGTTGACCAGCGTCACGGCGCGAGCAGGCCAGCAGTCCGAAGCGCCGCGAGCAGTCCGTTCACCTTGGTTCGCAGCGCCAGGTAGTCCGCGCGCAGCGCGTCGTACTCGGCCTTGGTCGGGGTGGCGCCGGCCGCGACGACCGATGTGGCCGCAGCCGCATCGGCGACCGCCGCTGCCTGCTTGCCCTCACGGGCCGCGCCCGCGCCCGGGTTGAGGTACGCCATGTCAGCCTCCTCAGGCGGTCAGGTCGATCTCGACGAAGGCGTTCGGCTGGATGACCCCGAAGGCGGCACGCATCTCCGCGAGGATCGCGACCATGTTGCGGATGAAGAAGTTCGCGTGGCTGTCGCTGATCGTGATGCTGGCCTGCTCGCGGTCCCACAGCACCGCCTTGCGGAAGTCACCGACGTAGCCGGTGCCAGCCGGGACGGCCTCGGTCTCGATGACCGGCAGGCCCCACAGGGTGCCGGCGGTGCCGAGCCCGGACGGGCCGCCGAAGTAGAACCGCGCTTCGTTGTCCTGCAGGAGGTCGATGGCCTCCAGATCGGAGGGGTTGAACAGGTAGGCGTTCGGCGTGGAGCGGCCGACGAGCCGGACCTTGGTGCGGGCCTTGCGGGTCGTGGTGAGCAGGTTCGTGTCCCACGCCTGCGCCTGCACGCCGGAGACGTTGGACAGGCCTTCGAGGTTCTCGCCGGTGCCGTCGCCGGACACCATCTGGTCTTCGAGCTCCTCCTCCAGGCCGTAGCGGAGGAAGGCGTCGATGATGCTGCGGACCTGCGCGGCGTCCGACAGGGCCCGCTTGGTGAGCGGGATCCAGTGCGCGATCGTCCGCACTGGCGTCGTCACCTTCGCCCAGGCGAGCGCGCTCTCGGGCTTCACGCCGTTCGCCGCGTTCATCGTGCCCGGGTCGGCGGTCGTGGTCGACTCCGGCACGGGTGCGGCGTTGTTCGTCTGCGACGTCATCCGGACGTACTCGATGGTGTCGGACGTGGTGGTCAGGTTCGTGACCACGTCCCGCAGCCGCAGCGGACGCTGGAACGCCAGCTGCCCGACCTGCAGGCCCATCATCTGGTTGGTAACGAACGCCCCGCCGGAAGTGTCCGAGCCGCCGGTGACCAGCGCCTTGTAGCCGACCGGCCGGGACTGCACCCGGTGGTCCTTGCCGAACACGCCGTTCGGCGCCGACTGCATGAGCGCCTGGTACTCGCCCGACGTCACGAATGACTCGCCCAGCGACGCCTTCGCCTCGGGCACGATCAGCCCGGACGGGGTACGGCGTTCGCCGCCGGACTTCTCGTCCAGCTCGACGCCCTCACCCAGGTCCGCCAGCGCCTGCCGCATCGTCGCGGACGCCTTGGCCCGCTCCAGGCCGGCCTTCGCCTCCTGCGCCTGGTCCATGTGCTGCTTGACCTGAGCGCGCTCGTCGTCGGTGAAGTCGCGGCCCTCATCCTCGGCCTTCGCCGCGATCGTCTGGGCCTGCATCAGGTGGTGCTTGAGCTGATCCTTCAGCTCATCGGTCTTGTTCACGGCTCTCCTCAGTCCGTAAGCGTGGAGACCTCAGCGCCCAGGGCGTCGAGGTCAGCGAGCAGACGGAGCGAGGCGGGGCTCGGGCCGGCCGGAGCTTCCTTGGCCGCGGGCTTGCGCGGCGAGGGCGTCTCGGGCGGGTTCGGCGTGGCCTTCTCTTCGTCATCCGTGCTGGAAGACAGGGAGTCCAGCAGCTCCTTGGCGAGGCGCCCGATCTCCCGGACCCTCTCCTCGTTCTTCGCCGACAGCGTCCTGCCGGCCTTCGCCGCCACGGCCCCCGTCAGGGCCTGGCGAAGCTCCTCGGTCTGCGCGGCGGAAGCGCCTTCGACCGCGATGCGCATGGTGGCGCCGTCGGCGGACTTCACGTCAAGCAGCTCGGTCGCCTGGTTGGCGCCGATCAGGGTGGGGCCGACCTCGTAGAGCTTGAGCTTGCGCAGCTCGTAGAAGCCCTCGCCGTCCTTCTGGTCCACCCACGCGCCCTCCTCGACGTCGTAGGCGAAGCTGAACTGAGTGACGCGGCGACCCTTCAGCAGCTTGTACACCTGGGCGGCTTTCGAGCCGGGCTCGGTGTCGATGCGGGCCTTCACCCACAACCCTTCGGGCCGCTCCTCCGCCTCCAGCACCTCGCCGATGTGGTACTCGGGATCGTGCGACATGTGCGACCACAGCACCGGGATCGGGTCGCCGCGGCCCTTCCAGTCGGCAAGAGTGTCCGCAAACGCCCCCGGCGTGATCTTGTCGCCGACCGAATCCAGGTTGTACGCGGCGACGATCGCCTCGAAAGTCCCCTCGTCGGTCCCCTCGTGCTCCCCCGCCGCCTTGATGCGCACGGGGCATGACTTGATTCGCATCGTTACTCCGTTGCGTAGTCGAGACGGCACTTGCAGTTCGCGGTTTCCTTGGCCTCGCCCTTGCCGTCGCCGGGCCACCGGAGGCCGTTGCTGAACACGTCGTCGAGGCTCACGGCCTCGCCGTCCTGTGCCCGATGCGACGGCCGCGGATTCGCCCCGCCCGTCCGCCAGATCTTCTTCGTCACCCCGGACACACCGGCCGCATCGTGGGATCCGAAACCGCGGGCCTCCGTCGCCGCCGTCGACGCGCGCACCTGGGCAGCCACCGCCCACAGCCCGGCCGCATGCTCCAGCCCGGCTCGCCAGTCCTCGCCCGGATCCTCCTGAACGGCCTCAACAGCCTCGCGGCCAGCCTGCTCGTGCTGGGCGGCGTGCGTCTCCGCCGCGGCCAGCAGCCACGGCAGCATGACCTCCGGATCCCAGCCCGCGGCCTCCGGGTTGAACGAGTCCAGCACACCCCACGCCGACAGCTGAGCGATGCGGTAGCCGTGCTCGGCCAGCAGCGCCTGCAGCTCCGCCAGCCGGTCCGCGGCGCCCTCGTCCCACCATGCCAGCAGATCCGGCACACCGTCCGCCTTGGCGCCCGCTCGGGAGGCCAAGCGCGCCGACTGCCGGTTCGTCCACCGCTCCAGTGCGGCCGTGAACGCCTCAAGCTCCTCGTCGAAGTCGCCGAGGTCGTCCGGCCTGCTCACCCCGGCCGCCTTCATCAACACCAGGCGGCCCCGCCCTTTTGGGAGTGCTGGCGCCTCCGGAGCCGAATCCGTCGGGGACGACTGCCCGCCCACCAGCACGTTCATCGGGGTGATGAGGTCGTTGCCGCCGTCGATCTGCGGCAGATTCATGCGTGCCCGAGCCTCGTTGCGGGTCAGCCACGGGGCACCGACCGCGGTCTGCAGCTGCTGCGCCTGCTCCTCGAAGGAGCCGCGGAGCTTCTCCTGCAGGTTGAACTCGACGTACACATCGTCCGAGTCCGGCAGATCCGGGATCAGCTGAAGACCGATCTCCTCCTGGATCATCTGCAGCCACGGGCCGAGGGTGTCCTGGTAGAGCTGCTGATGCTGCTCTTTGATGTTGGAGAACGTGGCGTTGTCGAGAATCCCGACCATGGGCAGCGGAATGTGATAGGCCGCCGCTACCTCTTCCCGGGTGAGCTTGCGGGCCTCGATGTACTGGGCCTTCGCCGGGTCGATGGCGAGCTGCTCATACTCCATGCCGTCCTCAAGGATCGGCGTGCCCTGGCCGCTCTCTGTGTAGCCACGCCACCCTGCACGGAATCGGGCCTTCGCCTCAGGCGCCCACGCAGGCGCATCCGCGGGCCGCTTCAGCACACCGGAAAGCCGGCCACCGTTGCGCCACATCTGCTCACGGGCCCGGTTCGCCTCGAACTCCTCCGCCAGCAGACTGCGAAGCGAGTCGATCGGCGGAGATCCGAACCGCAGATCCACCGGGTCATAGCCGTGGAAGTGCACCACCTGATCCGGCGTGAGCTCCAGATCGCCCTTCGAGCCGTGGACCTTGAACATCTCCGGCTGCAGCCAGTTGTCGCCCTCCACCGTCATCCGCGACGGCGGGATGGGGATCACACCGATCACGCCGCCGCCCTCGACGCGGACCTTCACCCAGTACGCCGTGTCGTAGATCGCGATGTCCGACACCAGACGCTCAATCAGCCGGTATCGCGTCAACTGGGCGCCCGGAGCCGCGAGAATCCGCGGCAGCGGATGATCCGTCAGGCGCTCCCTGTCCGTGTCCGACACCCGGCGGAAGGTGTGCAGCCCCAGCTGGGCGATGTTTCGCGCCAGGAAGGACACCACCGTGCGGATCTGCGGCTGGCACCGGTACAGGTGCGCGTACTCGCGGTAGATCCCGTCCGCCAACTGCACGTAAGCCGCAGGCGCGGCCAGCGGAGCGATCGACACCGCCGACAACTGCCCCTGGGAGACGACGAACGCCACGTCAGCCTCCCGTCACGGCCTGAATGAACTCGACCCTCGACCGCTCGACGATGACCTCGCCGTCCATCGGCGTATCCGCCGCCCCGTGCTGCATCAACGTCACGTCCCGCAGCACCAGCAGCGGGCCCCTCTTCGCCCACAGCACCCCGGCGAACGCCTTGTCGGCGAGGTTCACCACCACCCGCTTGCGCACTGCCGTTCGACGCCACGGAAACCAGCCCCACACGACGGCCACCCCCTCACACGACCTCCAGGCCGCCGTCCTCATAAGCGCTCCTGGCCGGCACTTCACGCGCCATGGCCTCTGAGAGCGCGGTCGCCGTCGCTGACACTGCGTCGATCTTCTCGGCGCTCGTCTTCTTGTCCGGCTTGACATTGCCGCTGGGATCCATCGCGACGGACAGGTTGTCCACCTGCCACGTGACCGCGGCATTCCCGCCGTGCCGGAACAGTGGCCTCTCAGCCGTTCCCGCCAGCAGCAGGCGCTGCATCTCCTTCATCGGAGGCGACAAGGTGGCGAAACCCTGCCTCACCTTGACCATCGGAGCGCCCGCGGCCATCAGGTCATTGGTCAACTGCGTTGCGTTCCACGGGTCGAAGCCGATGCTCTGGACGTCGAAGACATCCATGTCCCGCTCGACGGCGGCCTGGATGTAGTCGTAGTCCGCGACGTTGCCCGGAGTCGGAATGAGCAGGCCCTCGCGGACCCACACCTCGGACTCCTTGGCGGTCCGCTTGGCCAGCTCGTCGAGGTTCGCCTCCGGCGTCCATATCCGGTACAGCGCGTCGTAACCGCCGAGCTCGTCGTCCGGGAAGAGCCAGCACAGCACCAACAGGTCCGAGGTGGACGCCAGGTCGATACCGCCGTAGGCCGCCCGGCCGCGAAGCGCCTCTTCGCGGATCATGGAGGCGTTGCGATTCCACGACTCCAGCGTGATGAACTTCGTCTCCTGCTTGGTCCGCAGCCCCAGGTGCAGGCGCTGGAACTTCGCCAGATCTGCCGGGCTCTGCTTGGCCTCCCGGGACGCCTTCGCCAGGTACGAGCGCGTCGGACTGATCCCGTAGCCCGGGTTCGCCTTCCGCCACGTCTCCTCGACGTGCGGATCGTCCGTCTTCTCGGCCGCCCACACCACGCCGTACACCGACGGGTCCGACAGCACGCCCCGGGCGAGCTGCTCGATCCGGTGACGCTTGCGGGCGTAGATCGTGCCCTGCTTCCCGGAGTCAGCCGTCGTGATGATGCACACCAGCGGCTGGCGCCTCGAGCCGGTCCCCGTTTCCAGGGTTTCCACCAGCTCAGGGTCCTTATGAATGTGAAGCTCATCGATCACAGTTCCGTGAAGGTTCGCCCCGTGCTGGGCATCCGCCACAGCGGCGATCACCTCGAAGTAGCTGTGCGACTTCGGGTGAACGATCTTCTTCTTGTACGCCTTGACGTGCTTCTTCAGGGCCGGCGCCCGCTCCGCCAGTTGCTTCACCGGCTGGAAGACGAAACCTGCCTGCCGCTCCGTCGTCGCCGCAGCCACCACCTGGGCGCCCGGCTCACCATCCCCGCACGTCAGATAGATCGCGATGCCGCCGCACAGCGTGCTCTTGCCATTCTTCCGCGGCACGTCGACATACAGCTCACGGACAATCCGGACGTAGCAGTCGGCGTCCTCATCCCACACGACCCATCCGAATACGGGGGCCAGGATGTAGGCCACCTGCCATGGATCGGGCCGGAGCGGCTGCCCAGCCCACTGGCCCTGCGTATGCCGCAGCAGCGAGAAGGACTTGATGACCCGGTCCACACGATCCGGATCGAACGCCGCGCCAGGTACATCCCGCGGTTCAGGCGTCCGGATCAGAGGCGGACAGTCCGGAAGCGGAATACCGCGCTCGGTCAGATACCAAGCAACCTCTGGCGAGATCTTCAGGCGCTCCAACTCGGAGTCGTCCAGGAAGGCCCTCGGCGCCTTACGCGAACGGGTTGTCGTCCTCGCCGCCATCGTCGGCCCCCCTCGCCAGGGCCTGCTCGGTCGAGGGCGTCAGTCCGAAATGCCCGGCCCAGCTCCTCATCTCCCGGCCAGCTGCACGAGCGATGCCGACGCACGGATGCGCCAGCTTGCCCTGCCTCGCCTCGATAACCAGGCCCTCTTCCTGCACAGTGCGCGTCGCCTCGACGAACGTGGCCCAAGCCTCGCAGTACGCCGAAAGTGCCGCCCGGTCCTCCGGCTTCAGCAAGTCCAGCCGCGACAGGCCGGGAGCCACCCGCTTCCACTCAGCCGCAGCCTCACGCGAAAGCCACGACGGCGGGTTCGGCGGCACCCGCTTGAAGGCAGGCCCCGGGTTTACCTCGCGGCCCCCAGAGTCACGCCCGGCACGCTGCCCCTTGATCAGTTTCAGCGCGGCGGGCTGCGCGGTCCTCCCCATGACAGACCCCCCGTCCCCGATTCTGAGTGCGCG